TAGATGAAGCGCTTTGCCTCTGCTCTCGTTGCCAGCCCTGCCGCCTTCTGATTCTCCGTGTGGATGTCTCCATGGAGCACAATGTCCCTGTAGGCTCCACCGTCGTACCGTGTGAGGTAGTGGGACAGGCACCGGAGTTCTAGGCCGGAGGCGTCTGCTCCGACCATGCTGTACCCTTCGGGGGCGTAGAACAGTTCTCTGCACTCCGTGCCGTAGGGGGCTCCGACGGCAGGAACCTGGGCGAGGTTGGGGTTGTGGTGAGTGCATCGTCCTGTGACAGCCCCGTTGGTGTTGACTCTGCCGTGGATCCGTCCGTCGCTCCCAACAAGCCGGAGCCAGGCCTGGTTGCCTGTGGCCAGCTGACCGATTCGCTTCTGGAGCAGGAGGTATTCCGACAGGAGCGGTGCTTCGTCATACGGAAGTTTCTGAAGGACTTCGTCGTCAATCTTCGGTTTGCCGTTGTTGGTGTATTCTTCCGGCATCCAGTTGTATTTCAGCTGGAGGCGTTTGATGATGTGGTCTCTTGAGGATGGATTGAACGGGACGATCTTCTCTTTCCATATCGGAACGCCCTTCGTCCACCCCTTGGTGCGGTTGTTGGCCTTGGGTGTGAACCACTCGCCTTCGTCGATAGGAGGGAAGACTGCTGTGAGCCGTGCCTCTACGGTGAGGAGACGCTCCATGAGCATTCCATGAAGCATCCCCGCTTTCTCCTTGTCGAAACAGACTCCGGTCTCCTCCTGCTTGAAGATTATCCGCTGGAATTCATGTTCTAGCCTTCCGGCCTCTTCGGAGTAACCGATGGCGTTGATGCGCTTGAATAAGGCCAGCGTGACGGCTGTGTCCTGCTCACAGTATTCCTGCATTTCCTCCGACCATTCGGCCCAATCGGTGGTTTCCCCGAAGGTGTCCTTGAGGATGCCGAGCCGATACCCCCACGCCTTGAGGGAGTGGGAGCCGATGAGCTTGCCAGGGAATTTTCCTGGGTTCTTTTTCCATGTCTCCATGTCCATGTTCTTGATGTCTGCCCAGAGGAGGCGGGAGAGGACGAGGGTGTCCGTGACCTTGCATGCAGGGGTGAAGCCGTAGAGTCTTTCAAGGACGGGGAGGTCGAAACAGATGATGTTGTGTCCTATGATTTCGTCTGCGTTCTTCAGCGTGTCTATGCCGGACTCTATTGTGGGGAACAGGTTCTGGTTGTTCGCACAGGAGATGGTGGCTCCCGTGTCTGCGTCCTTGAGGACGAGGGAGTGTACCTTCGAGACTGTGTCAAGCAGACCATCAGTCTCAATGTCGAAGATGTACCGTGGCATTTTAGAAGTCCTCCTCACCCTCCCTTGCGTCAGGAGGAGTTTGCACCGGCGTGAATGCCCGTGCTGCATAGTTGTCAACAGGGAGCAGACGCCCTGTGGCGTGGTTGTACTCAAGTCTGTCGGCCTCGCCTAGTACTCCGATGAGTCTCGACTTCAGCACCCTGACCTGGGCGAGGTTCTGTTCCTCTTCGCTCTGCTGGTCTCGCTCAATGGCGATGACGATGTCACTCAACTGCTCAAGGGAGCCGGAGCCACGGAGGTCTGTGAGGGAGACCTGTCTTCCCTCGTTGTAGGACTTGCCTTTGTCCGGTCGCTTAAGGTGGACGATGGCGAGGACGCCGACGCCTGTCTCTTCGATGAGGGAGCGTAAGGCAGTCATGAGGATGTCGATGGTCTTCCTCTCCCCTTCATCAGAGGTAAGGCCGGAGACCACGATGCTGATGTGGTCGAGAACGAGGAAGTCGATCTGTAGTGCCTTGATCATGTACCTGATCTTGGCGAGGAGGTTGTCTATCTGGGTAGACCCGAAGTGGTCGTAGAACCACAGACGGTCTCCTTCGGTGACCTTGTTGAAGGCTGCCGTGAGTTCTTCACGGGTGACGCCTTCCCTTCCGGCAGGAGTGTGGATGGGCTTGTTGAGTTCGATTCCGACGTACCGTTCTAGGGTTCTCTTCTTGCTCTCCTCAAGGGCCATGATGCCGATGCGGAGACCGTGCCTGTCCGCAAGGTGTTTGGCCACCTCGTGGATGAACGTGGATTTTCCGATGCCCGATCCTGCCGTGCAGAGGATGAGTTCCCTCTTGCGGATACCCTGAAGGAGTTCCGTCAGCTTTGGGTAGGGGGTGCTGTATCCTTTGGGAGGATCGGTGAGGAGGTCTTCGAGCAAGTCACGTGCGGAGACGATGCCGTCAGGCCGGTATGCGTGGGCGTTCCATAGACATTGGATGAGTTCCCCTCCACGTCCGGCCTGATGCATGTCGGATGCGTCCTTGAGTGGGAGGGTGACAACCTTGAGTTTACCAGGTGTGATTACTGTAGCCACATCGGATACAGCTTCTCTTCCTGGCTCATCGTTGTCGAAGCACAGAATGACTTCGTCGAAGCTTTCGATAAACTCAAGGTTGTCGGTGAATGCCTTCCGTGCTGACTTGACGCCGGAAGGGATGGAGACTACAGGCCATTTGTTGTCCTGTAGTTGGGAGATGGTGAGGCAGTCCAGTTCCCCTTCGGTGACGATTAGCCGTTTGCCTCCTGATTTCCACAGGTGCTGTCCAAACATCTGGACGCCCTTGGGGGTTCCACGCCATGCAAACTGTTTGTCAGGGTACCGGAGGTGCTGGGCTGCCAGTTCACCGTCTTGATTGTAGTATGGGGCGATGTGGACGGGCTTGCCGTTGTGGGTTCCGATGGTGTACCCGAACTTCTGGAGGGTCTTCTCTGAAAGGCACCGCTTCTGCAGGGCCTTGTATTCGCCGACAGGCAGGAGGTCTGCCGTCATTCGTCCACCACGGTGAACGGATACATCAGCTGTTCCACTCTCAGAGGGAAACCATGTTTCACAGGCGAAACAGTAGCCGTGTCCGTCGTCGTATCGGGCGAGGTTATCACCATCGTAATCTCCACCTTTACTGCGACAGTTGGGGCAGGGTTCCCTGTAAATGACGTTCGAGTCTGACATATCATCTGTACACCGACCTGTCGTACTGGTAGACGCAACGGAGACCACCATGCGGATCATAGGCAGGGATGGTCATGATGGGGTGGCCTTTCTTCCGGAGTTTCATGATGACCGAAGGCAGATTGTAGACTCTGAAATGGGCGAGGGCATCGAGCCTGTCGATGACTCCCCCTTCCTTGAGGTGGTTGAGGATGAGCGTGGTCTGGGCCTGGGTGTCTTTCGTCTTTGCTGGCATTGATATCGTCTCCTTCTCGTCAGTTGAGTTCGCCTTATGGCGTAGGATGTGGAAAGGCCCCTCCGGTGAGAAGGGGCCTTCGCTGATGTTTACTGCAGATAGTCCTTGAATCTCTTGGAGAAGCGCACCTTGGGCTTTTTGTGGGCAGGGCACACAATCTCCCCTCCGGTGAAGGGGTTGCGTCGCACCCTTTCCTTGACATCCTTGGTGTAGAAGGTGGCGAAGCCGGATATTCGGACAGGTTCGGCAGACACGCACATGGTGATGACTTCAAAAGTGGATCTGAGCACAGTCTTGACGGTTTCCTGCGGAAGTCCGATGTCTTGTGCTACTTCTCTTACAAGTTCTCTCATGTTCATGTGGTTCATTCTCCTTTCGGTTGTGGGTTCCTATTCAATGGTCTTTTATTCGGGGAAGTACGTGGCTACCTCGAAACATGGGCACGCTTTCTTGGCGAAGTCCTTGTGACCACGAACTTTTGCGCCTGGGTATCTGGCGAGAAGATCAGTCACCAGGGACTTCATCGATGTGAATTGTGCTTCGGTGAAGTTGTTCTCAGGAGTGACCTTGTCCTTCTCCATGACTCCTCCGACGAGGCAGATGCCGATGGAGTTGTGGTTCATTCCGGAGACATGCGCTCCGGCAACCTTCTCATCCCTCCCCTTCTCCACCGTGCCATCCCTGCGGATGACGAAATGATATCCACAGCCGAGCCACCCCTTTGCCCTGTGCCATCGGTCAATTTCTTTGACTCCGATGTCCATGGAAGGGGGCGTGGCCGCACAATGGATGATGATGTACTCAGTCGTTGCTCTTGGTTTCATTCAGCGCTTTAATCCTCCTTTCATCTTTCGGCTCGTTGAGCCATTCTTCAGGTATGAGTTTCGCCGCAAACTGGAAGCCGTGCTTCTTGCACCAGAGACCGTATGTGGTCGGGCTTCCCTTGGAGATGCGGTTGTTCGGGTTTGAGAACACGAAGCGGACATCAAGGTCAGGGTGCTGTTCCTTGAGGAAGACGTGCTTCTGTCTGTCCTTGGTTATGAACCTCCCCTTAGTCTCGATGATGATGCCGTTGGGAAGGACGAAGTCAGGAGTGTAGTGCGCCTTCCGCTCCGGCTGGATGTACTGGATGCGGAACGGTTCGTACTTCGCCTCCACCCCTGCATTCTTGAGTTGGGTGCTGATGGTGTCCTCCAGGCCGGAGCGGAAGCCGTGCTTCATTCCGACCTGGTCTTTGGTGAGTACCTGTGCCTTGACGGGCATGGTCTAGAAGTCTCCGGACTCGTCGGCATCACCTTCCCCTGCGAAAGCCTGGGCTTCCGTCGAAACCTCTTCAGCCTCGAATCCATCGGACACGCCGAAGCCGAAGCTGGAAGCATCCTTGGCTCCCCATTCCTTGAGGTCGAGAAGCTGGACGGCTTCAAGCCTGAGAGAGGCACCGACTCCGAGGGCAGGGACGTTGAATGGGACTGCGGAGTAGGCAACCACGATGGTGCTGCCTCCACCGATCTGCACCTTGGTCAGGTCGACGGGCTTCAGTTTGGCGTCAAAAACAGGGCACGTGTAGGCCCACGCCTTGCCTTCCTTGGTGACGCCGGACGCCTTGCGCTTGAAGTTGAATAGGGTGTATCCGGTGGGTTCTCCCTGGTCATCCTCCTCTGCCTTGTAAGGGACATCCGCCCTTTTGACTTTCTTTTTAGCAGCCGGGGTCTTCGCTTCCTCGACAGCCTCTTCAAAAGCTTCATCGATCAGCTTGTCGATGATATCGATGAGCGGGGCCGCCTCTTCGTCGGTCAGCTTCAGCCGGACGGAGTACGTCCCGTTGGGATCAAACTTTGTGTCGGGTTCGTTGAGCCGGGGGTATACTGCGATTCCTGCGGGGGTGATGCCTTTAATTATGTTGTCGTTCTTCGGTGCCTTTGCCATTGTTAATCCTCCTTGGATATCTTTCCCATCAGTCGGGATAAAGGTTGTTGATGCTACTTCCATTCGTGGTACATGTAGTTCCGTGCTGCCGTGTACTCTTTCCTCCTTCCTGCGCTGTGCTCCAGGATGTTGCCGACGATGCCGTGGGCTTCCCTGGGTGAGAGTCCGTACCTTTCGCAGACGAGGTGAAACAGTATTCCGCTCGCTGCCACCTGGACTTCCTGCCGTTCGTTCTGGAAGGCGTCCACTATCCGCATGACTCCTGTCGCAACGGCTCCGTGGTCTACGTTCGTGAGCCGATCCCTGCTGAATCTTTCCTCCTG